AGAGACCCTTGAGTGCAGTTGACGACATTGCCCGACGTTTCGATTCGTTGAGACGTCTCATAGGCATAAGAAATGCATTGCAAAGCCTTCCCGAGTGCGAATCTCGTGATGCGCTTCTCGAAGAGGTAAACGGCTTGTGGGTAACTGGAACTTGTTCCAGGAGTCCTTAGAGTCGGTAAACTCCTTGTTCTCCGGAGCAAGAAGCAGTGGCCAATCACCATTTGCTAAGCAATGTGTGGAAGAGCCCGTGGTATCCCCGCCTTCGGGTGGGCTATTCGGCGGTCGTCGGCGCTAAGAGGAGATGCTCATGGCGTGTCGAGCAACTCCATAGGCTGCCCGATCGGCACCTATTGGTTCATCGTATCCGTTAGGAGTAGATGTGATGCATGCTAACTCACTTACTCAGGTTGATCCCTGGGCAAAGGGGCGTCGCATAATGCAAACCATAGGGGAGATCGAGCGGTTGGCTTCAACCTTCAGCCTTCCAGAGGAATTATCCATTCCTGTCATCCGACAGTTTAAAGAGTGGTGTATTCTCTCTGGTCCCGAGTGGGCGATAACCCGCATGAAAGACTACCAAGTCAATCTTGTGCGGTTGTTGGCAGGTGAAACTCCCATGTACGCGCTCTGGACGAGTCTACGTACTGATGGTACCCCGAAAGGGCCCGTCGGCGGTTTGTTCCGCTGGGTTTTGGAATGCCCTACGCGCAAGCGTCGTATGCATGCCATTACTCTCCTGCGAATGTACACAAAGTTTATCTCGCAAGAGGTGACTGCCAAACAGGAGCGCAAGTTTCTGTCTGGTGTGTGCGCTCAACCCACTCTTGTCCCTAGTGATCTAGGAAATGGTTTGGTACGCGGCATGAAGTTGCTTAACGTACCTCGAGGAGTTGTCGGCTTGCCGAGGCCCCTCGTAACCATGATCCCCAACCCGGAGAAGCGCCATCCTTTACCAGATGGCTCGACTCACCCTGAGACGGAAGACCTGCTGAAGAGCAGGATGTACCTATCTGAGACCAAATTTGGTCGTACTCTTTTCCAAGAGTATGGTGAGATATTCCGGTCTGTGTGCGAAGGCATTACCTACGAAAGGAGTTGGGATGGACCGTATCCGACGGATACCTACCCCGATTCTGTAGGTAAGATTGGTCTTATCCAGGAACCTGGCTTCAAGCTTCGTGCTGTTGCCAATCCTGGTCGTGTTTACCAGCAGGCGTTGCGCCCGCTGGGTGGGTTGCTTTTCAGGACCCTCTCCCACTTACCATGGGATTGCACTTTTGACCAAGCCAAACCGATGTGTGCTCTTCAAGAGGCTCTTAGGTCTGGTTGCACTTTGCACTGTGTTGATCTGACTGGTGCCACGGACTATTTTCCGTTGGACCTCCAGTTACCTGTCTTAGACTGGCTTACGCTCAATCGAGGTTCGTCAGTAAGATTATTCGCTGACCTCTCCCGAGGTCCGTGGATATACGGTAATGATACCGTCAGGTGGAGACGCGGGCAGCCGCTGGGTTTGTTCCCCAGTTTTGCCGCGTTTTCGATCACACATGGGGCACTACTGTTTTACCTGAACGGGTTCCGGCATGACAACCGGTTCTTCGTCTTAGGTGATGACGTAGTGATCCTAGATGACTCTCTCGCAGTGAGGTATAAAGAGGTCCTTGCGGACCTTGGGTGCCCGATGTCCTTGAACAAGACATTGGACTCGTCCCATGTTGGCGAGTTCGCCGGGAAAATCATATTTCCCGACGTCATCTTACCTCAGCTGAAATGGAAGGACGCGTCGGACGATTCTTTCGTCGATTTNGCCCGCCATTTCGGCCCGCGAGCGCTACGATTGCTGAGACCCCGTCAGCGTAAGGCCCTTAAGGCCATATGCGACATACCCGAGTTCCTGGGTGGCCTGGGGTGGAACCCCTCAGGTGTTCCATTGGAAGAGCGTGTAGCTAAATACTACCGCCTTTTCGATGATGATAGGGTCTCTGGGTCCTTTCTCACTGGCTACAACGAGCTGTTTGGGAAACTGTCTTATGGACAGCAACCATTCAACTCCCTAGGAAAGATCATTGACATAGGTCTTGAACCTACGCTCAACGAGTTCCTAGTTACCTTCGACCAGAAGGTGAGGGCCATAACGGCCAAAGAGCTCCCACTCTTAATCGAGTGGTCAAGCATCCTAGGTCGTAACCTGATGACGGTTGCTCCGCATGCGGATTTGCCGTTGTCAAGTGGGGAGTCCCATTTTCGTAGGACACTGCTGGAGGTCTTAGAGTCTAAGCTCGGTTAACCC